GCTGCCCCGCTAGATCAGCGCCCACGGACAGGTGGCCGAGGGGTTTAAGGCAGCGGTCTTGAAAACCGCCGTGGGTTGACGCCCACCGTGGGTTCGAATCCCACCCTGTCCGCCATAGGCCGCATTTTCACCTTGTAGATCAATGCGCTAGCCACCGGTTTGTCTAACCTGACCGCCGAAGTTAGACACTGGCGCACCGGTTTCGTTCTCCTGAAGGCGAGCCATCGCTCGCTGCCCCAGGCCCTTCTGAGCGGCCGCGCGGGTATAGCGCTCGACCTCCTTCAGCGACTTGTGCCCGGTGATCGCCGCGATCTCATGGGCCGAGCAACCGGCCTCGGCGAGTCGCCGCGCGGCTGCCTTTCGCAGGCCGTGGGCGGTGCATCCCTCAGGAAGGCCCGCCTTCGACGCCAGCTCGGCGACGTAGTTCCCGAACCCCTTGGCCGAGTACGGGCGGTCGTGCTGGGTCACGATGAAGTGAGTGCACGTCGTAGACAGCGCCGTCGCCTCAATCGAGGCCTTCAGCGCCGGGTGCATCTCGATCTCCAGAAAGGCCCCCGTCTTCTCCTGCCTGACGGATATGAAGCCGTTTCTGACATGCTGGCGGCCCATCTGGCGCACGTCGCCGGGCCTCTGGCCGGTGTAGAGCAACAGGTCAACCGTGAGCCGGGGCCGGGTTCCGACCGGGTGCTTGGCCTGAAAGGCGGCGATGTCGGCCTCGCTCCACTCCCTGAAGCCCTCGGAGCGGTATCGCAGCGGCTTGACCCCCAGGGTGGGATTGTCGGTGCGCCAGCGCCGCTCCACAGCGAAGTCGAACAGCCGCCGGATCACCTTGAGCATGTTGTTCGCAGCGGCCGGCGTCGAGGCCTTGGCGTCCATCTGGCGCCTAACGTGCTGCGACTGCAGCTTGGCCACCGGGAGGGTGCCGTAGCGCGTCCTGTAGGCGTCGAGGATGCCCCTGTAGGTCCGCTGCGTCGTCGGGCGCAGCATCTGCCACTCGGCGCTCTGGTAGAACGCCACGACCAGCGCAGAGATCGAGCCGGGCAACGTGCGGCCGGCGCCGATCTGGACGGCCTCCGCGGCGTTGGCCTCCGCATACCACGCCCACCACGCATCGCTGCCGAACAGCTCGGTCGTCTGACTCTCCGGGAACCCCGGACGGCGATACCGCCACCGGAGCTTCCGATGGCGGTCGCGGTAGTGCGAGACGTAGGGCGGCTTCTTCAACAGGCCACATCCCACGGGTTCTCGTCGTTGTCGTTGCCCGGCAGGGCGTCGAAGGCCTGATCCAGCTGCAGCCGATCCCAGACGCGGCGGCCGTCGATCTGACGTGGGGGAGGCATGCGGCCGTCCGCCACCAGTTGGTCGAACTTGCTGGGGCTGACCCCGATGTAGACCGCAGCGAGACCACGGTTCAGGCCACGCGGGGCGAGATTGCCGGGGAGCTCAGGCCGCGCTTTCATCGGTCGCCCCCGTGTCATTGGCCGCCGTCACGGCGAGCTTCTTCTTGCGCTTGTAGGATCGGGCGCGGTCGTTGAGCTTCGCCGTCTCCAGCCAGCCGAAGTAGTCCTGCGCATCCATGCACACGATCCCGGCCATCTTGTAGACGACGGGTCGGTGCGGGAAATCGACGCGTTCGAGCCAGTTGTATATGCGCCGCCTGTTGCGGGGCGTGTCCTCGCCCAGGACGTTGAGCGCGATCTGCGCCGCGCCGCGCCAAGTCTTATTGGAAGAGACGATAACGCGATCCGACTGCATCACCTGCTGACTCCGAAGCACGGCCCGTTCGTTCGCTATGATTACTCTGGTTCGCTCATGTCTCCAACTTTGTTCTAGGTGCGCGAGGGGCCTAATCATGGTCTTCCGGCTCCCGACCGTCGTGCTCAGCGTCCTCGTCGATCATGCCCTCGTCTTCGCAGGCTTCTTCGAGGTCGGTGACCTCCGGCCCGCCCAGCGGCAGGGCCTTCAGGCTGAGCGCCTGCGACTGCCAGTGAGCGACCTCAGGGTGAGCGAGGCTCGGCTCGTCGTCAGCATCGCCGTCTAGCGCGTCGAGAATGGCGATGGCCTTCTCGACCAGGACCGTGAGCTGCTGGCGCAGGCGGTGGCGGGACAGGGCGGGGTGATCGATCGGCACGGCGCTCATGACACGCCCCCCGCGTCTGCCGCATAAGCCGTTGCGATCCTCGCCGCGACGACGCTGGCCGCGGCCCTTCCTTTCCCGGCCACTCGGGGCCTGTGAAGTTCCGACGCGATGATGCCGATGGCTTCTTCAGCCGCCTCCTCGGCCGCTCGCTCAGCCGATATGCCCGCGCTGCTGGCGTATCCGAAGATCAACTCCCGAAGCTGCGCCTGCATCAGGCCTCGGGCCTCTTCGGTCGAGTGCTGGGCGTAGCTCACGACGTCACCTCCCCCGCCGGGCTGAACACCCGGTCCCCGAAGCTCAGACGCGGCAGGCTGTAGGGCGCCCGCTTCGGCCCGATCTGGATTGCGGTCAGGTCCAGCGGATCGACGCCGGCGGCCTGGGCGAAGGCCAGCGCCTCGCCGACGCGCGGGTGCGTCAGGTGAAGGGAGGCCCAGAGTTCCAGCCACCCGGGCGCGGCTGGCGCCTGCATCGGGCAAGGGGGAAGCGCAGGGCGCGCGGGTGTGCTATCGGCCAACAAAGCCGTCATGGCGATCCTCCGGTGGTCGCGTGTCGGTTAGGGCCGGTGGGAGCGTTGGCGCGCTTCCCCGGTCCGCTGATTGTGGTATCATGATTAAGATGACCGTGCAACCACAGTCCCGCCGCAAACCTGGGCCGCCCCCCACCGGCAAGGGCAAGCCAGTGCAGGTGCGTCTTCAGCCGGCTGAACTAGCCGCCCTCGACGCCTACCGGGGCGACCAGACGCGTCCGGCGGCGATCCGCGCAATTCTGAAGGAGAAGCTCGATGTCTGAGCGTCTGATCTATCGTGCTCGCCACACTGGCCGCTTGGTGACGGGTGAGGTCAGTGACGTCGCCGAGTTCGATCTCCGCATCTACGACGACGGACGCCTTCGGCGGGGTGAGGGCACGGTCTACGCCTCTCCGACCGCTATTGAGACGGCGTTTCGCTCTGGCTCCTCGAAGATTGAGTGGGGGGCGAAGTGGGCTAACGTCATAGTCACGTCTTGGTCGGGCGGAAGCGATCGCGCCGCCTTCAAGATGTCGGGCGGCATCCAAGAGACTTGAAGCGCGCTGCTGGGCGTCGGTCAGCTCGGCGCTACGCCACCTCCTGTATCGTGAACTCGAGACCGTAGTGGTTCGCGGTGTCGATCGACCAGCCGATGCCGGCGGGCGTCACGAACCCCGAGATCACCGGGCTGTTGAGACTGACGACGGCGTTGTCCGGCGGAGAGGCCCGGAGCATGGGCGCGATCTTCACCGCCGCCTCACCCGCCGCGTCCGCCGTCACGTCCTCGGTGACCATGTAGAGGTAGGCCCGGCCATCGAAGGCCACCGACAGCCACTTGCCCTCGACGATCTGGTAGCTCGGCGTAACACCCTTGATGGCAAGGGTCGATCCAAGCTGACCTGCCCCATCGACCCGAATGTCGTTTCCGGCTGGACCTTGCGCCGGAAGACCCGTCTCCACGATCGCCATCGCCACAACGTTCGCCTCGCCCCTGACCAGCCGGGAAAGCCACAGGCGGGCGTCCTCGCCGACCATGGGCGGCATCTTCACGTCGCAGGACCAGCGCGATCCCCTGCGACCGAGGCGCTGCGTGGGCCCTCCGAAAGCCGCGTTCAGGTCATTGGCGGCAGACACCAGACTGAAGCGGGTCTCAACGGGGCCGGGGGTGCTCGGAAGGATGATCACGCCGCCGCCCTCCCGTTGGCCTCGGCCAGGGTCTGGGCCTGGAAGTCGCGCAGCTTCTCATAGGCCGGCTGGATCAGCGCCAGCACCGGATCGAGGAGGCTGGCCTCCAGCGTCGCCTTCGGATGAAGTCCGCCGGGCTGGGGCGTCATCGCAGGCATGCCGACCGAATAGCTGTCGTCGTCGGCGCGCTGCTCGAGCAGCATCGGCAGGACGCCCACGCCGGGAACGCGGACACGCGCCAGCGCGCGCTTGTAGCAAAGCCGGTCGTGCGGCGGCTGGGCGATGAGGTTCAGCGATACAAGCTCGTAAGTCATGGTTCTGCTCCTAGGCAAAGGTCAGTTGGTCGAGGAGATCGGTCTCGAAGACCGAACTGGTGGTGGTCGCTGCGTCAGCCCGGCCGATGGCCATGGCCGCCGCTACTGCGCCGTCGATCTTTTCGGCGGACTTGGCCTTCACGAACCGGGCGGTGTCGCCCGTGGGGCCGCGATCGATCACGGCGTTCAGGAAGTTCCAGCGCAGGATGGGGTGGCCGCCGTGGCGGACCCTCCCCGCAATGAGGGCGCGCTCAGTCTCGCGGATCGGGGCCGTCATCGACGCCCAGCCCTGACGGTGCAAAACGACCGGCAAGGCCAGGTCCTGCAGTTGCGTCACGACCCCGGCGGACATGGCCGGATCGATGGCGATCTCCTCGACCCGGTAGCTGGCCGCGATCTCCTCGATCTTCGACACCACATAGGCGTAGTCGACGACGTTCCCCGGCGTGGCGGTGAGATGCCCCTCCTCGGCCCAGCGCATGTAGGGAACCTGGTCGCGCTCCTGACGCTCGCTCAGGCGGTCGGCGGGGCAGAAGAACCACGGCTTGAGGATGTAGGTCTCATCCTGCCGGAACGCGGCCACGATGGCGGTCAGGTCACGGGTCGAGGAGAGGTCAACGCCGAGCCAGCAAGGCCGACCGAGGAGATCGTCTTCATCGATCGCCCCCCCACAGCGGTCATAAAGATCCATGTCGAGCCACGGATCGGGCGCGCCGTCCGACCAGATGTTCAGGTAGTAGCGCTTGAAGGCTTCCCGCTGCGCCGGCATCTCGGCCGCCTGCCGTGCGGTGACGCGCAGCTCCTCCAGTGAGCGGAAGCCCGACGCCAGCGCCGGATTGACGTCTCGCCAGACCTGTTCGTCGGTCCAGTCAGCATCCTTGGGGGCCTCGAAGATCACCGGCAGGAAGGTGTCGTCCTGAACCTCCCCGGCCTCGATCTTCTTGGCATAGGCGTAGAGCTCATGGGCCAGCCCATGCACGCCTGAGCCGGCCGTGGTGATCACGATGGTCAGAGGCTCTTCCCGCTTACCCATGGACTGGCGCAGCACGTCCCACAGCTCACGCTTGGGCCAGGCATGGACCTCGTCGGCGATGAGGCAGGAGATCGACAGGCCGTGCTTGGAATAGGCTTCGTGAGAAATCGCCCGCAGGACCGAGCGAGACGCCCCGTGGCCGATGGTCTTGTAGCTGGGGAGCGTCTTCAGGCGCTTCCGCAGTTCCGGCTCCTGCGCGATCATCCCAGCCGCCGCGTTGTAGGCGATCGAGGCTTGCTCGCGGTCAGCAGCCGCGACGATCACCTGCCCCCCCGGCTCCTTCTCAGGCCCGGCGAGATGCAAGAGGCCCAGCGCAGCGGCGAGGGTCGTCTTCCCGTTGCCCCGAGGGAGGAGAACAAAGACGGTCCTGATCCGGCGTCGGCCATCGGCATCGGTGTCGCCGTAGATGCGGCGGATCAGGCGCTCCTGCCAGACATCCAGCGGAAAGCGCTGGCCGGCCCTCTTGCCTTCATGAAGACGCAACAGCTTGACGAAGCGCACGGCCCGCTCGCCTCGCCCGTGAGGGTCCGGCAACGGGCTGGCCTCATGTATCCAGGAGGTCATCGAAGCCCCCCTTGTCGTCATCGCTGTCCACAAGTGACGGCCGGGAGCGCGACACAGGCGTCAGTCCCAGTTCCGCCGCCAGTTGCCGGGCGATGGTCATGGCAGTGTGCATCACGCGCAGCGCCGGGTCTGGCCTCGGTGTGCCGTTCTCGCCGGTGAAGAACGGCTCCTGCTGTTCGGCCAGCCGCCGCTGACACTGGCGGACCTGGCCAATGGCGACGCAGTAGTTCTCCAGCGATCCGAGGTCCGCTTCCGTCAGGATGCGACGCGACAGCAGGGCCGGCGTGACCCGCGACCATTCGGCCGCAGCGTCAACCGACATCCACGCCGGCGGCGGCGGGGTTTCCTGGAGCGGGTTCGGCTCCGGCTTCATTGTGGGCTTTGTGCCCTTCATGCTTGGTCTCCTCTCGGCTCACGGCGCCGTGCCAGCGCCGCGCCAGGCTCAACAGGTCTCGGGGTTCACGGCGGACGCGCTCTCGATCCTTCCCGCTGATCAGCTTGCTCAGCGGGGGAATGCGCTTGGCCCTCTCAAGGGTCGCGCCGGTGTGGGCGTGCCAGGCGATGAGTCGGAACTCCCGCTGCGCCCTTCCTGCGTGGCCCTTGAAGATCAGACCGAGGAGCCGAGGCGTCTGTTTCCAGAAGTCCTCGGCTCGCTCGCCCGCCTCAACCCAGCCCGTTAGCTGCTCGCCCCAGCTCCACTCGCCGGGGCCTGCCGAGGGCGTGCGCCTCGCTGAGCCTCCGGGAAGGCCCTAGCGAACGCCTGCGTCACCAGCTTGCTGGCCTCAGCGAAGCCGATCTCCTGCATCAGGTTGCCGGCCTCGACCTCAGACAGGCCGTGGCGGTCCTGCAGACCCGCCCAGAAGAGGGTCCGCAGGAGGCTGAAGCTGACGTTGGAGCCCATGCCCCCGGCGATCTCGCTGATCGGCTTGCCGAGCCGCTCTTCAAGTTCGACGATGGCGTTGATGGTGAAGACCAGGGTGTAGGTCTCCTCGCCGACCTTGACGCCGACCTCTCCACGGATGGGGTTCGCCATTAGACGCCATCCTCCCGCAGGACCGAGCCGGAGACCTTGATGGTCACGGTGGCGGTCATCCGGTCGTCGAGCGGAACGGCCGGCTCATAGCCCGTCGTCAGGCCGTCGAAAGTCCACTGGGCGCCGTTCGGATAGACGATGCGGAACTCGTCGGCGGTGCGCTTGTTCAGCGACGCCACGATGAGATCTTCCGAGGCCGAACCCGGCAGGAAGTTCATCTCGAAGCTCGCCTCGCCGGGATCGACCAGGCCCTTGATAAAGGTCCGGCGCGCGTCGGCGCTTTGCTGGTTGGTGGTATCGACGACCTCGACAGTCTCGTTCGGCGGGGTGATGTCGAAGACCTCGGCGATATCCACAAAGGCGGGGATGGGAGACCCTGCCTTGATCTGGAATTTGGCGCCGTGGCCGATGCTGGGGGTGCTCATGAGGTGGCCCTTTCGTGCCAGACGATGAAATCAATGATGGTGCGGAAAAGCGGGGTGGGGTCTTCGCCCTCGAAACTGTCCCGCTCGCTGTCGATGAAGATGCCTTGCAGCCGGGCGTGGCCGGTGTCGGCGACGCCGGCCGGGAGCGCATGCGTGACCGCGCGGGCCACCGCCTTCGCCTCGGTATAGGTCCGACCCCAGCAGTCCGCCGTGACGCGGCTTCGGATCAGGTCGGGGCGCCCGCCCATGGTCTCCTGTCGCTCGCCAGAGATCACGGTGAGGGTCACCGCCGGCAGAAGCCGGAAGTCAGGCCTGCGAACCCAGTTGATGCGGGTGCCGACCAGCGATCCGAGACCGGCGTGGTCGCTCAGAACCTCGATGAGTGCCTCTTCCATCATGCGCCCTTCCTCGCGGCTCGCGCGGCCTTGCGGGCCTGACGCTTCGCCGCCTTGTCGATCTCGTCCGCGAGGGCATCCTTGATCCCGTCCAGCACCTGAACTCGGGTCGCGTCCCACGCCGGGCGCATGAAGGGCCTGGCGGCCTGTTCTCGCGTCCCAAACTCGTTGAGGTGGGCGTGCGGCTGTTGCCCGGGCCCGACGAAGACCTCCACCGGAACCTTGCGGCGATGGCGGCGGGGCTTGCGCGTGGTCTCGTCGATGGACGCCATCAGTTGCCCGGTGAGCTCCGGCGCGAGCTGGCGCGCCCGAGTCACCAGCGGCTCAGCCCCCTGCAGCAGGGCCCGCTGACCGACCCGCTTGCGGGTGGCTCGGCTGGTGATGTCGGCCAAGGCCTTTTCGAGGTCGCGCAGGCCCGCAACCTTCACGGTCACCTTCATGCCGAGCCCTCCGCCTTGCAGTGGAGCTCGATGAAGCGGCGGCCCAGCGGCCGGACCTCGGTGATGTTCCAGGCCTGAGCCAGGGCGACGACACGGTCGGACACCCGCACGTCGCTCAGGCGGTCGGTGCGGAACACGGCGCGCCGCTCCGAGGTGATCGCGTGGTTCGCAAGGTACTCGCGCCCGCCCATCTGAACGTGCTCGGCGAGCGCCTCGGCAATGTCGCCCCAGCTCGACGGCTCAGGCTCGTTGAGCGCATTGCGGGCGCCAGCGATCTCGCGCTGGACCTTGATCAGGGTGTCGAGCTTCCCGCGCTTCATCCGAACACCCATTCGCGGTGCTCGTTGAGGAGAGACAGGGCCTCTGCCGGGATGAAGGCCCCTTCCCTGCCCTCGAACATGTTCGCCACCGTCATCTTGACCGCAGTGTCGAGCGTGGCCGGGCGCTCGGCGTCCTCGGCCAGGGCAAGGTAAGCTCCGCAGGCGGCCTCGGCGGCGGCGATGAGGCTGGTGATCAGGGCGTCCTGACTGTTGTCGAGGATCGACAGGTGAGCCTTGGCGTCGTAAAGCGTCACCATCGTCATTTGCTCCTGCTGTAGATTTGACCCCGGCTCAGGTCGGCGGGGACGACCCGGCGGCTGTCGGAGACGGCGGCCCGGTAAGCCACGCCGGCCACCGGAGCCGCGACCTGGCGGACGCGCACATCGAAGTACGGCGAGGCCTGAACCGCGACTGCGATGTTCGCTCGCCCGGTGTCGCGCTGTTGACCACGTGTGGAGACGTCAACGCGCTCGCCCGGCGTGGCGCGGAAGGCCACAAGCTGGCTATCGACAGTGCCGGACCCGGGGACAGTGAAGGAGCCGCCGCGAGCGAAGCCGGGGATGGCCTTCGAAAGGCCGCCCAGGACGTTGCCGAGGTTGAAGCCGCCCCCGTTGTTCATGGTGCGGAAAAGCGCCTGACCGATTTCAAGGAAGGCGTTGAAGGCGAGGTCTCTCAGCCAGTCGCGGGCCAGTCCCTTGAGGTCGCCTTCGAAGACGCGCTCCATCCCCCGGGCGAAGCTGTCGGCAAACTCTTCGGCCGCCTCGCGCATCGGATCGAGGTTGATCACCGGAGCCTCGATCCGGGTCTGGGCGACAGGCTGAGGCCCCTCAACCGGGCGAATGCCCTCCATCAGGACACCGGCTTCAGCTCGGCGGCCCTCCTGTTCAGTCAGGACACCAGCGCCGACGCCCTGCCGGATGGTGGCCAGCTTCCGCGCCAGCTCGCGCGCGGCGCGTTCGGAGTCCGACAGCAGGCTCGACATGATGCTTTCGACGTCGGCGCGGAGGTCTTCGAAGGCCTCCCGCGTCTGGTCAGTGGCATTGCGTGCCGGCTGGACCATCCCGGCGTCGAGCCGAGCCATCCACGACGCGACGCCCTGGACCATGTCCGGGATGTAGCTGTTGCCGACGACCGCGACGTAGAGCTCCCGGAAGAACCCCTTGACCTGCTCGATCTTCCGCCGCACCGGCTCGACCACAGTCGTCTGGAAGCGGTTGACCAGCCAGTCGCGGATGCCTTCGACCGTGCGCCTGATCCAAGCCACGGCCTCCGGCGCGATCGCCTTGATCACGTTGAGGATGCCCTCGAACACACGGGCGACGATCGACCAGAGTGCGCTAAAGGCCCCGGACACGTCCCCCTTCAGCAGGGCATTGAGCCCGCGCAGGGCGATCACGAT